ATGTTAACTGCGCACCTCGATACTTTCACTCTGCGAGTAAAAAATCTCGGTTAACCATCCGACATGTAGCCCTTTGTCTTTTGATGTACGACAAGAGCCCACACAATTAACCAAACCCGGTTAACCTTGACATATCGGTTAACCATGGCGACAATGAAACAGAGAGGCGATGATGAGTCAACTTGAGCTATTCGAAGAGCGGGCGGCAATCATGCAGCACGACGGAGGCCTGACCAAACAGGAGGCCGAGCACGCCGCGGCCCTAGCCGTGGTCCGCTGCCTACCGCTAACCCAGGAGCAGGCAAAGACGTTCCAGGGGCTCGGATGGAGCGCCGGGAAGGCTATCCGGTTTTTGGAGAGGGGTCATGCGTGAGCTGGCATTATTTGCCGGAGCTGGCGGAGGAATTCTCGGGGGGGAGCTCCTCGGATGGCGAACAGTGTGCGCCGTTGAAATCGAGCCCTTCTGTCGGGAGGTGCTCATGCGACGCCAGTTGGGTGGATGCCTACCGAAGTTCCCTATCTGGGACGATGTCCGAACGTTCGACGGTAAACCGTGGCGTGGAAAAGTGGATATCATCTCTGGAGGATTCCCGTGCCAGGACATCAGCGCCGCCGGCAAAGGGGCAGGAATCGACGGCCCGAAATCTGGGCTTTGGCGGGAGATGGCAAGAATCGTTGCAGAGGTACGACCGCAATTTGTCTTCGTGGAGAACTCACCTTTGCTTGTTCGCCGAGGCCTTGCCGTGGTCCTCGGTGACCTTGCCGAAATGGGGTTTGATGCGCAGTGGTGTTGTGTATCGGCGGCGGACTGCGGAGCGCCCCATAAACGGGAGCGGGTGTGGATACTGGCCGACACCCCGGAACAACACTGGACCGGACACGAGCAAACGGAATCTGTCGTTGGACGGCGCGGTTCTACTGTTTCCTACCCCTCGGGCGGAGGACAGCCAGTGCTCCGGGGGGCACCGGGGAAAGGACGATACACTCTACGGTCTGATATGCAAACCGAAAGCAGGCACCATGGCGGACATGAATCAGGCAAGATTTGCCTGGAGCGACCAGAGGCGGCAGATATGGTCAACCCCCACTGCCACCGATGCCATCAAAGGGGGAAAAGTGTCGCCACGTCCTGGCGCGATGGGATTATCAGAGCAAACGGGTGGCCAGCTGAACCCAACGTGGGTCGAGTGGCTCATGGGGTGGCCCAGAAATTGGACAAATTTAGAAAGGATTAACCGTGACGATTTCGATAAATGGCTACAGGAGACGAGCCCAAAAGATGAGGGCGAACAAATGCGAACGATGTGGTGGGATAGAGACCCTTCAATCTCATCATCGCGACAGGAATCCAGCGAACGACAGCACAGAGAACATAGAGACGCTATGCCAGGTATGCCATACGGCGGATCACTTGGCGGACGGGACATGGGGGAAAGGGGCCGTTCCAGCAGCGGCGTGCGCAATATGCGGAGAGACGTTTCAGCCAAAACGCAGACGGAGGAAAGGGCGGATATTGTGTGGGAAAGCCAAATGTTCGAGGGAAATGGGGAGACGATCGGCCGCGTTGCGGTGGGTGTCAAACACCGCGTAGACCGACTTAAAGCCATTGGAAACGGCCAAGTTCCACGAGTGGCAGCAACAGCATGGAGGATTCTGAGCGAATGAAGCTCGTTTCGAAAAAGGACTTCGCGGAGCTCGCCGGAGTCTCGAGACCAGCGATCTCAAAAGCCGTTAGACAGGGGCGAATTCCAGTAACAGCAGATGGCGCCATCGATGCCGATGCCAAGGAATGCAAGGCGTATCTGTCCGCAAAGTCGAAGCGCGTGAAGGCAAAGGCGAAGCGACCGAGGCCGAAAAAGAAGCCGACGGCGCCCAAGGTCGACGAAGTTGCCAGCGCAGCCGACAGGCTCACGCTGGAGCGCCGGAAGCTCGCCGCGCAGACCCAACAGATAGAGCTCAAGAACGCCCAAATCGAAGGCCGACTGGTAGCCCGCGAGGTCATGATAAGTGGGGTCTGGAATCCCCTAGAGACGTTCTTGGTTCGGATACTGACGGACGGCGCTAAGACGATGGCGGCCACGGTCCACCCACTCGTGAAGTCAGACGGTACCCGGGAGGAGGTCGAGGTCGCACTTCGGCAGGAGCTCACCTCGTTTATTGTCCCTCTCAAGGAGTCGATACAGAGGGCGCTGAAGCTGGATAAGAACGGGTGAGATGTGTAACATAGATGTAGTAGGCAGCCAGTGGGCGTCAGAGAGCGCCGACGGCTTGACCCATGAGATAGCCCAGCTCTCCCCCGTCGAATTCAACCAGGCGCGCCGCTTCCTTCCCGCATCGGTCACCAGCAACCCGGGGTACATTAATTTTGACCGGACACCCTACTTGATAGAGATTCTAGAGTGCTTCGATGTCCGCTCCCCAGTCCGTGAGGTTGCTGTTCTGAAGGCGGTCCAGACGGCCTATTCAACCATGCTGGAATCCATCCTGATGTATTTCGCGGCCCACGTGCGGACGGCGCCGGTGATGTATTCGAACGCAACAGTTGAGATGGCCAGGGCGCGAATCAAACGGAACTACCTACCGATGTTCCAGCAATCCGGGCTGGACCATATCTTCCAGTCGTCCGACATCGGCAACACTCGAAAAAAGGGGATTACGAAAGAGGAGCTCCAGTGGGTCGGCGGCGGGTACATGGTCCCGAAGGGCGCCCAGACATCGCACATGATGACGGACATATCCATCCTTCTGATGCTGATGGATGAGATCGACAGGTGGCCAGACGTCACCGATGGCGACCCGGTCCAGCTGTTCAAAGATCGTACCACGGGTTTTACCGAGGTCCGGAAAATACTCATGGGCTCGACGCCTGCCATAAAGGGTTCCAGCAAAATCGATGTCCAATTTCTCCGAGGTGACCAGCGCGCCTACATGGTGCGGTGCCTAAAGTGCGGGAATCCGCAGGACATGAGATTCAACGGGACGAACAAGGAGACCAAGGCGCACTACGGGCTCGAGTGGGACTACCTGGACGGCGGCACGCTCGACATTGACAGCGTTCGGTATCACTGTAAAAACTGCGCAAATCCGCACATGGAGCACGATAAGGTTCGGCTCATCACAAAGGACAATTGTTTTTGGAAGCCGACAACGGCGCCGGCTGAGCCGCACATCAGGAGCTACCGGGTTCAAGGTCTGATTTCCAGGCGGGCGCCATGGTACAAGGGTGTGTCGATGTGGCTCGAGGCCCATGACGTTGAGAGCGGACGGACGAAGAACGTGGTTGCGCTAAAGCGATTCTACAACAACTACCTGGCCAAGTCATTCGAGCAGCAGGATGGAAAGATACCCTTCCGGGCGGCCTCCGCCCACCGCCGGCGCTTCTACATGAAGGGCCAAATACCGAATGCTGAGATTGAAAGATGCTGTGAATCCGGAATCATGATGTTGGTATGCACTGTCGACGTGCACAAGAGCAACCTAGCGGTAGCGGTTTGGGGGTTCACGGCCGGGATGACGTGCTGGCTCATTGACTACATCCGGATAGAGGACGACTCGGAAGCCGGGTGCGAAGTCATTGAGTCGCCGGCATGGGAGCAGCTTCAGGATTTGATTGATAACAAGACATGGACAGCCGGCGATGGTCTGAGGTATCGCTTAAATATAACTTTCATCGACTCCGGATGGGCGCCGTCCACAGTGGTTGAGTTTTGCTCGCAGTACTCGGCATGGGTCTACCCGATTGCTGGCCGTGTGAAGACCGCGGCGGCTTCGGCGATCCGTGAGTTCTCCGAATTTAAAACCCAGCGGGGAACGACAGGATTCCTCATCGATGTCAACTACTATAAGGACAGGTTGGCGCCGGTGTTGAGGAGCCATTGGCGCATCGAGGACGGGGATCAGCCAGAATACACCTTCAACGCCCCGCTGGACACCACCGACAAGGAGCTAACCGAGCTCACCAGGGAGTACGTCAAAGAGGAGACGGCGGCGAACGGGGTCAGTATCCGGAAGTGGATACGTCCCCACGGCGCACCAAATGAGCTGTGGGACCTCATGGTGTACGCTCACGCGGCCGTTGAAGTGATGGCGTGGCTCATCTGCACGAAAAACTTTGAGCTAGAGACGGTCAATTGGCCTGATTTTTGGAATTATTGCCGGGGCGGGGTTTTCTTCATGAGCGAGTGACTATGGGCCTGGCGGATCTCCCGGCGGCCAGCCGTCATCAAACTTGCCACAGGCTGGCTAGATTCCGAGCAACTTTGGATATCTTGCGTAGCCCCAGGTTTTTTAGGAAACACGGAGGTGACTCCCTGCATTCAGCTACGATATCACCGGATTCGCCTTGCCAGTAGATACAGTCTCGGCATCTGTCGGGCATATTGCCTCCATCGCCTTTCCAGTAATTGGATATTTTCACGATATAGTGAATGATTGGAGAATGTCAAGTGGTTATCCGTGGCAACTGGATTTCTTTTCGCTTGTCTTGGATCATGGCGTTGATTACGAGTAGTTTTTGGCTCAGCGTCCTGGCCAGCTCGATTAATGCATCGATAGGAGTGTCGCCTAACGCGGCACAACTGCGCAAGACATGGCCATAAGCTGAGTCCTTCAGGTCACAGTTTATAATTTGTGCACCGCAACGCCCGCTTATTGTTGCAAATATCTTGATTTCTGTATCAGTCATCGTCAGCAGTTCAGCGAGTGTCATTGTCCGCCTCCGTTTTCTTCAAGCTGTATCGCTTCCAGGTCGGGGCAGATGGTCCCAAGTGCAACGCAAAGCCGCATGATATAGACGATTTCAGACTCGGCAGCGGTCATCGAATTAAAGATGTAGGGCTCCTGCAGCACCTCGCCAGTGTCCGTTCTTTTGATTCCGTAGCGTGTCATTTTGCATACAATATCATATAGTTTATCAATGGAAGATGAATCGTTTGTCGGCAGATCCTTCACAGGTTTTGTGATATCCATGATTTCTCCTTAGTCGACCTTGACGGCCCACGGGCCGTTGTGGTCGCAGATGACGATCATGTCATGGCCATCGTGGCAGACCACCGAGCCCTCGGGCGTGATTTCGGTAATTGACTCGTGTCCGCTTCGTTCGGCGGCCTCGAGTGGTGTGTCATCCTCGTGTCCGATGGCGTAACCAAGGCCGGCATCGTTTCCTTTTCGCCACATTTCCAGAAGTTTTTCATTTTGGGTTTTCATTATTCGTCTCCTTGCCAGTTGTTAAAGCAATCTTCACAAAGAGGACCATTCTCACCAACACAGAGAGAGTCGTCTTCGCATCTACCGGTATATGATCCACACTCTGAGCATAATTGCCTTGTACCCGGATGGTTATCCGCATTCCACTTCTCATGGTCACTCTGGGAAAGGGCCCTTCTTTTTCCGCTTGGCCATGTATTCATGATTCCTCCTTGCCCATCGGGCCGCTACTGCGGCCCACCTGTTAGGTGAGCCGGGTAGCGGTCTGATTACATGTTGCTGATGAATTCTCTTGCTACTCTCAGCTCTTCTACTCTGATTGCGAGGTAGGCTGCGTGATTTTCGATCTTGGTAGCGGTGTTTTTGTTGGCCTTCCGGAAAGATTTTGCAGTGATGACTCCTGCATCCAATCGCTTGGCGTTGTATAACTCCCGCCCTTTTCCGGCGGAGTTAGCAATTTTGGTAATCTCAAAGATTTCCTTGTCGGCTTCGAATTTCTCAAACGTTATTTTGTCATAATCACTGTTCATGTCTTTCTCCTTTGTTGTTGCGGCGTTCATACCCTAAGACAATGCACATGCCGTGCCATGTTTTAAAAGAATCACACCGTTGAAATCATTACGTTTTTTGCTATGAAAAAAGGTCAACCACGCAATTTATGCGGGGTTCGCTATGCACAAAGTATCAGGTAGCGAGAAAAGAGAATGATTACGGTTGCTTGTGTCCGTGTCGCTGTTTGCGTAGCTTGAAACTTTTTGCGTGGTGATGATTCCCTCAAAAAAACGCCACTTTTTGAGCGGGAGCTTCCTTCCCCAAAATAGCCCAAAAAAAGGGAGGAGATTTAATTAGAAGTGGCATGAAATTTGGCATGGTCATGGCATGAAATGTTTTCCAGAATACTTTTATTCAACAAGTGGTTGTAATAATTGCAGAAGTAGCTGGTATGAATAAGTGGCATGAAACCGGCATGAAGCACCGTTGGAAAAATACTTGCTCTGGGAATTGACATACACTACAATATAGTGCAGTACATGTATGGTCACTAGGCCAGCAAGGAGGCGGATGGCCTCAGCAATCACAGATCAGTATCTCCAGGACAGGATAGACAATGCCCTATTGGTCATCGCTGCGCTTGAGGATGCCATCCTGGACCTGTCAACCGGAACCCTTAGATCATATACATTAAATACCGGACAGACTACGCAGACCGTCACCAAGAAAAATATCTCAGTCCTCAGCTCGGCAATTGACTCCTGGTACGCACGCATGGACTACTGGAATTCACGCTTGAACGGCGGCGCCGTAGTTTATGTAAGGGGGGCATGCTGATGCCGTGGAGCGAGGAAACCCCTTGGACATGGCCTACCTCTGAGACCACGGCGCCAATCGAGGCAGCATACCAGTATACGAGTCCTCCAGGCGGCATCTACAACGGGGAGACGTTCCTCGAAGGCGTATCCGGACAAATCGACGACATCGCCAATCTGGATTACTGGACCCTTCGGCAGCGGTCCGCGGCGCTGTTCTACGGCAACTCCTACGGCCGGGGCATCATCCGCCGGTTTGTGAATGACATCGTGAATACCGGCCTCGAGGTCGAGGTGATTCCCGATGAGGAGATATTGGGCCTCGAGGAATATGCCCTCGAGGACTGGTCCGACCTGCTCGAGCGAAGGTACAAAATCTATCAGAGCTCGCCGGAGATAGTCGATGCGAAGGGCCGTCGGGAAGAGGGTGAACTCCTCGCCCAAATCGACCTCGAGGCCCTCGTCTGCGGCGATTGCCTTGTCGTAAACCGGCAGGACACGGCCACCAAGCTCCCGCAGATTGAGATTGTCAACGGTGACCGGGTGCAGACTCCGCCCAATATGGCGATGGATTCCAGTATCGTCGACGGAGTCCACCTCAATTCACGCGGTGTGCATCTCGGTTTCTGGGTCAACAAGGGCACCGTTGACGTATTTGATGACGATTTTGAGTACATACCGGCTCGCGGGAAGAGCACCGGACGCAAAGCGGCCTGGATGGTCTACGGGCTGGACAAGCGAGAGGATGGCGTTCGTGGGGAACCTCTCCTCAGTGTCGCGATTCAACCGCTGAAATCGATTCTCGATTACCGCGGCTCGGCGCAGCTCAAGGCCGAAGTCAATTCCCATCTCGTAGGGTACATGGAGCGCACGCTGGACAAGCCGGCAACGCTTCCGATGCAGGGCGGAGCGGTAAAGACGGGTACAGTCACGGGTGACGGCACAAACCTACCCGTTGGACTAAAAAAGATTCTTCCCGGGATGTTCATCGAGCAGCTGCAACCGGGCGAAAAGCCAACGGTCCACTCAACCCAGGGGACGGATGTTAATTTTGGTCCCTTCGAGGCGGCGGTCATGGTTGGCGTGGCATGGTCCCTCGGCGTTCCCCCCGAAGAGCTCCTCATGAGCTACAACAAGTCGTGGAGCGCGTCGCAGGCCTCTAAAACCAAGTGGCGTAGCCTCATTTTTAAGGAACGCCGGCGCCTGGCCCGTCAGCATTGCAAGAATCTTTATGAAGAGTGGTTTATCTCGGAGCTCCTGCTCAGCAAGTTCGCAGCCCCGGGATTTCTCGAGGCACGCGTTGACCCGTCCCAATATGACATCAAGCGGGCATGGCTCAGGACCCAATGGCACGGGCCGATTGAGCCCAGCATTGACTCGGTGAAACAGACCGCCGGATACACTGCGCAGATGAACGAGTGCCTTATTACCGCAACCCGGGCGGCACGCGAGATGAACGGAACCAAATTTTCGGACAACTGCAAGCGGCGGAAAAAGGAAATTGAAATGAAGATGGCCGCGGTTCGTCCGCTTCTCGATGCGCAGAAGGAATTCGGGTCGGATCAGGTAACCGAGGCGCTGGCGAGTCTTGGACTGACGACCGCGTCCACGCTGAACGTAAAACAAGAGGAGGATCCCGATGTGGCTGATGCTGCAAACTGAGATTGACCGGATAGAGGCGTATGAACGCGAGCACGTGGCACAGTCCGAACTTGACGGGGCAATCCGGGCTATTGAGCCGATGCACATGGGGCGCGGCAAGGTGGCGACTATCCAGGTAAAGGGGCCTCTGTTTAATAGCCGTCGTCCACTGCTTGATTTTTTCGGGGTTGATTACACGACATATGGAGACGTCATCTACCAATCAGCGGCGGCTGTAAAGGCTGGCGCCAGGCGGGCCGATTACTATTTTGATACCCCTGGCGGCACCACAGATGGGATGTATTCGGCGATGTCCGCTATCAAGGATATGCCCATCAAGACACGGTCAATCGCTGGCCCGACGATGGCCTCGGCTGGTTTCATGCTGGGTTCCCAGACCAATGAAATCATCGCTGAAAATGATATGTCCATCATTGGAAGCGTCGGGGTTGCTATGGATGTTGATACCCGCAAGGGTGTCAAGAGCATCGCCAATTCGGACAGCCCCAAAAAGCGGCCGGACACGAGTACGGATGAGGGGATCGCCGATGCCCGCGAACCTCTCGACGATGTCTTTCAGGTGCTCGCCGAAAAGATAGCAATCGGTCGCGGTGTTACCGCCGAAACAGTCAAAAACGAATACGGCCAAGGCGCGGTGATGACCGCGCGGACGGCTTTACAACGGAGGATGATCGACGCCATTGGAGGCGCGGCATCAAAATCAACCGCCCCCAAACAGGCGGCAAAACAGGAGTCAAGAATGGACGCGAAGGAATTGAAAGAAGAGCATCGCGGCACCTATGACGCCGTCTTTGAGGCAGGGCGGCAGAACGGTATCGAAGCGGGGCAGGCTACTGAGCGCGGCAATGCGCGTGCTCACTTGAACCTTGCTGATGTTAGTGGTGATTACAAGTCAGCACATGATGGCATCAGGGAGGGACTAGAGGTCACGACAGAGATTCAGTCTCTACATCAAGCGGCGTTGATGAAAAAGGCAATGATTGCACAGCGCGAAGGCGAGAACGCTGACGACACCGGCACGGGCGCCGCGGCAGCGGATCTTGATGAAGCTCAGGAGACGAAAAAGGGCCTCGAGGCCTCATGTCCTGGCCTGGTAGTGGAGGTGCTCTAATGGCCCTAGTCAGAAACACAAACGATCTCAATGATGGCATCGTCAAAACCGGCGTATTCGAGGACCAGCTGTTGACCTCGGATATCACAGGCACACAGGGAACCATCACGGACACTACCACCTATGCGGTCACCGACCAGGACGGGCTCACCTCTATCGTAACCGTCAATGATGGCTCGGGCGAAGCATGGGACGGCGTAGCGCAGACGGTTACCTTCGCGGGCGCGACTACAACCGCTCTCCAGGTTGCAGCACAGATGAACGACGGACTCAAGGGATGTTCCTCGGTCGTCACTGGTGGCCAAGTGGTCATTACTAACGACCTGTCAGGGTCCACATCGACTATCTCAGTCGCGGCCGGCACCGGCGGACTCACATGGGCAACCCCTACCGCCGGCACGGGTCAGGCCGGTGTGCATTTGGACAATACGTTGCTTGCTTTTGACACTTCGACGCTGAAGCTGGTTCCGTACGTCAAGGGCGGTTCGACTAACGGTAACGGGGTTGTTTACGGCGTGCTCACGAACGGTTTTACCGCGACGAGCTCCGGAGACACTGCGATAAGGGTCATGATTGGTGGGATACTGCTCAAATCCAAGACGGTCATCGATGTGGACGGAGACGCGAGCAACATTGACGCAACGGTAAAATTCCTATGCGTGGACAAGGGCTTGTTCTTGGAGGAATCCACGAACCTACACACTGCGGATAACGCATAAAGGAGTTAGTTATGGCTAATACTGCAACCGTACGGGCGCTTAGGCCCTATATCAACGATGCCCCGGCTCCGGGGGTTCTTCAAGGCATGTTTGGCACCACGGCCGACAGCTACAAAAACTCCGTTGAAGTCCGATGGGACGTCAAGCGAGATGACGAAGACATCGCCTTTCCTCTCGCGTCCACTGACTCTGGCTCATATCACAATAGGGATGATGAGTTTGAGGACAAAACCGTGATTCCTCCTCCCTACGGAGAGAAATTCACCATTTCCGCAACTTCGCTTGGCAAAAGCCGGCAGCTCGGCAAGACCGAATACGACGATCCAGGCTTTATTCGCGAAGCGAATGAGCGCGCGGCGTACATGACCGGCAAACTTCAAAAGAAGCTCCGGCGAGGCATGGAGCTGCAGGCCAGTCAAATTCTAACCCTCGAGACCGGCCTCAATCTCATCAACGATTCCGGGGTATCCGTGTACACACTGGACTACCTTCCGAAGTCGACGCATTTTACGAATGCTGGGACCGCGTGGAGCTCGGCAACGATGGCTCAGATGCTGGCGGACCTCCTGGCCCTCGGTGAGGTGGTTCGAAACGACGGGCTTAACAGCCCAGCGAGAGTATTCATGGGCGCCGGGTCGTTTACGGCCATGTCAAACGCTACCGGATTCAAGGACCATTTCGACGCTCGACGGGCCGACAAGGGACAGATCGTCCCCCTGACAACCCCTGGCACCGAGTCGGCACAATACCGCGGCGCCTTGGACGTTGGAAACTACAAATTGGATATCTGGACCTACGGCGGACGGTACAAACACCCACAGACGGGCACCAAGACTCTGTATATTCCAAACGACAAGGTCATTATGTTGTCCGGTAACATGGGCTTTGAGACCGTTTTCGGCGGTATCTTCCTGTTCAACAACGGCCTCCCGACTCCGCTTAAATCGCTCCGGTTCCGTGGCAAAATGATCAAAGACGGAATGGATATCTATTTCAACAACTGGACTGAGCTGAACGGGTCTGGCGTGACAGTCGAACTGCTCTCGCGGCCGCTGCTCATTCCCAAGGGAATTGATACCTTTGGCTGCCTGGACACGGGGATCTAGTCATGAAGAAAAAGAAAGTTGAAAGAATGCCCTTGCCTCCTCCTCCGAAGGAGAAGGCTAAGGCTCCGGAGGCGCCGCCGGCTCCACCGGAAAAGAAAGAAAAACGGTGCTACGTAAAATGCAGTTCACTGACTTGCGGCTCTATCATCATAGAGCGTGGCACTGAAATCACCGAGGCCTTCGCGAGAGAGCGAAATCTCGACATAGAGCACCTTCTATTGAGAGATTTGATTGAGATAAAATGAGCCTACGCGATTTAGCACACACCGATCTCAAAGAGATCATGGGCGACACGGAAACCGGCGGGGATTTAGCGACCATTACCTCCCCGGCCGGCGCTCCGCTGCCGTTCCGTGTGCTGATGAATGACATTCATATCTCAATCGATCCAGGTACAGGAGAGACCGTCACGGGCAGGCAGAGCACCGTGGCGGTCCTCATTTCTGATCTTATTACAGCAGGTTTCCAGGACATCAAAGGCGTTCCAGACACGGATAAAAAACCGTGGGTGGTCGACACTGTCGACGTCAACGGCATTGCAGGAACATTCAAAGTGGCTGAGTCCAACCCAGACCACGGGGCGGGGCTCATGATACTGTTTTTGGAGCTGTACACCAAATGACTATTGTCGCGAAATTTGGGCCGGCGTCTGGCGGCGGGAGCGCAAGCCTCGCGGTCGAGGACCTGACCTATTCCGACACGGCCAACAAGGTGATCGGCCCATTGGGTGCGACACCAACGAGCATCACCGAATCACTGTCATGGTTCGGTGGAGTATCACAGAACTACATCAAAGATTTCACCCTCCGTCTTGTGGTCGGAGGGTCGGCGCCAGGGTGGTATATGGCGATCGCTACCGACAGCTCAGCACCGGGCGGCGGCTCGTTCAGCGGGAGCGCAAACCCGGCAACGGGGCTGGCGGAGGCGGAGCTAAACGACATTTTTCAGCTGTTTTACCAGACGGTTTAAGGGGTCAGCATGAGCAAAATCACTACCAAGCACATCACCGACGCAGCGGTAGACGCTGATAAACTGGCATCCTCTGCCTTGGGGAACGGGCTCACGGGTGGGTCCGGCTCGGCGGCCTCTGTCTCTCCGGACACCACTGGCGGCGCGAACCTATCAGAGTCTATCAACGTCTCGGCAAATGGCGTTGCGGTGAAGGTCGATGACTCCACCATTGAGGATAACGGCGCGGGGCTCCTCCGGGTGAAGGCGGACGGAATCGGGGCAACTGAGCTCGATGAGACCGAGGGCTACACCTGGACGGGCGCGCATGATTTCACGGGCGGATCTGCGACCGTAACGACGCCTACGTTGGCCGGGCACGCGGCCACCAAGGCCTATGCTGATGCCCTTCGCAACGGCATCAGGACCAAGGACAACTGCAAGGCCGTTGCGGTGGCACAGACGACCCTTTCAGGGGTTCCCTCCCCGATTGACGGCGTCACCATCGTTGCGGATGACCGCCTACTGCTCACCAACCAGACGACCGACGCTGAGAACGGTATTTGGGTGGTCGCGGCCGGGGCATGGGCGCGGCCGGATGATTTCGCCGCCGGCTCGTCTGCATCGGGGTCCGAAATCTGGGTAGACCAAGGGACCACATACCAAGACACAAAATGGGAGTGCACGACCAACGAGCCGAATGACATCGTTGATACAAATGACCTCGCTTTCACGCAGCGGCCGGTCGGAGAGACAACCACGGGCGGGACAGGGCTAACCAAGACCGGCGTTGACATCCGTATCGGCGACGGCTCAACCGGTGACATCAACGGCATCAACCGGGCGGCGGACCAAATCTCAGCAGCCGTGGACGACACAACGATCGAAATCTCATCCAACCTTCTCCAAGTGAAAAACCTTGGGATTGCCACGGGGAAGATCGCCGCCACGGCGGTTACCGCGGCCAAGCTCGGGTCAGACGTCGCAGGGGTCGCACTGGGCGGGGGCAGCGGTGCTGCAATTAATGTGGACATCCCGAATACCACGCTCGAGACGACTGTAGCAAACGATGATGAGGTATTGATTTACGATACGTCGGCAGCGGGTCACCGGTCTATGAGCCGGTCCAATTTCCTCGCCGGTGTAGGAACAGGGGAGACGCGCGGACAGGAGGCGCACCTCGTCACCTCGGGAGAGGTCACCGCGGGGTACTTCACCCTGGCGCAGACACCGTCGGGCGCTGGGAACGTATCCGCGTTTGTCGTGAGCGGCCTTCCGCAGGTCAATAAACAGATTGTAGGCGCAACCGGGGCGTCCCCCGACTTTGACATTCTGAGCTCGACACAATTCCATATTAACAACAACGGTTCGGCCACGGGGCTGACTGAGCACATTGTTGAGGACGATGTCGTTATCGTCAGGTATGCCTACTAATGACTACCCTGGCCACAAACCAACTTGCAACGCTTGACGAGCTCGTCATGTTCGATCCGGCGCTCTCCACCGATGGAGATTTCAGCGGGCTCGGCGACACGGTCCAGGTCGATGAGAACTCTTTTGGATTCGCCGCGGTCCTGTCTTTGACCATCGCCGATGGTCATTGGGACATGGCTAACGCCTCCGCATCGGCAACTCCGGAAATGAATGACCTTGTTTTGGCCATCGACACCGGTACGGGCGCGGGAAAGCGCGTGCTCAGAAAAGGCTACATCCGAGAGGACGCTTGGACTTGGACAGTGGGAGGCGCGGTCTACGTGTCGACGACCAATGGGACACTGACACAGACGGCCCCCTCGGGGAGCTCGCAATTTGTTAAGCGCGTCGGGTACGCGAAAACGGCCGACATTCTGTGGTTCGACCCGAACGGGTCTCCGCTGATTGAGCTGGTGGCGTAGTGGGTGACATTGGCAAAATAGAGCACATCGCCATATCAGGCAGTGAGTCAGTCGGCGGCGTGGACGTCTCTGGAATTGCCAAAATCGAAGGCCAGGATGTTCCGTCAGCAATTGAGGCCCTGTTCGATGTGGTGATATCCGGCGGTAAGACAACCTCTTTTTCGATGACTCTCCCAAGCGGCAAAACCGTTTATGTTGACTGGGATGATGGTGATGGGGACGAGACCTACAACGGAACGGGGTCACCGCAGACGGTCGGGAATACCTACTCAGGGGCTGGCACGTACAATTGCGTGATGACTGGCGATATCGATTTCATTACGGCTATTCAGACGTTCTCAACGCCTCTCACTGATATCGGCGGGAATCTGATGGATTTCATCAGCCCGATGACTGCCCTGACGACTTTCGATACCGGTTACGGTACATCGTGGAGCGGCGGATTCAGCGGTATCCCCACCACGATGACATATCTGAATATTCAAAACACGGATGGTATAACGGGCGATTTAACGGACCTTGCATCATCGGGACCGTTCACAAATATCGATCTGTCAGAGGATGACTACTTGAGCATATCGAGCGCACTGATGCCGGATTGCTCGAGTCAAGTCTATCTATTTTCTGACAGCCTTGATTCCACGGACGGAGACAGGGTTGTAATTGGAATGGATGACGCCGGGTGTGCATCCGGTGGGTATCTGTGGATGTGGCATGGGCGGACGAGCGCCAGCGATACAGAGGCGGCCAGCCTTGTCACCAAGGGCTGGACTGTGGACGTTGGGAGTTGATATGGCTGAGTATGTAGGCGAATTTCTGGCATGTATCGAGGACGGTGTGGTCAAGCACGGGTACTCTCCAGAGTCGAATTATACAGAGCCGTTTGACCGCCTCCCAGGCAGCAAAATTGTGACTGAAAACCCAGCCGTCACCGTTGTTGTGCCCGATGTCCCATCACCAGAAGACACGGAGGAGCCTGGCGATTCTGACGAGGTAAAAAAGGCCAAGAAGGACAAGCGCCGCGACAAATTCAAAATCAAGGTTGAAAATGAAAAGGACAAGGATAAATGATTGCATCCCTAAATCAGGCCGTTGTCACCCTTGGAATTTTCGCCGTAAATCCGAACGGGTCGATTAAGACAAATGTAGTTTCGGGGACTGTCCGTGTTTACTCAGTCGCCGCCGGCGGTACCGAGACCAATATTCTGGCGTCAACGGCACTGGAAGAAGCATCAAGTGGTAAATGGCGCTATGTCTGGTCTCCTACTACGCTTGCCGTGGGTCAGTACATCATTGAATACGATCTCATTGACACGGATACGATACAGACGCGAGTTGGCGAGGATCTCATCGTGAGGGACATCGCAAGCCAGACGGATCTCTTGATCATAAAGGCAATCCAGACAGGGCGCTGGCGCATTTATTTGAATCAGCTGTTTTTGTATGGCACCGATGGGGTAACGGTCACCCATCTTTTCAACCTGAAGGATGCGGACGGAAACCCGGCGACGAATAACGTGACTGAACGGGTGCCAGTGCCATGACGAATCAGTCCATCATAACGCTCGGGCTCGGACTGGACGATTTGCTCGTTACGCAAGGGCTATGGTTTGGAGAGGTGGATATTTTGTCAAGTGTAATTCCATTTATCGACAAAGGCGACAATTTCGAGAAGGTCCGCGACCGTATCGCCGCTATCCTGGCCTTCGAGACACAGTCTCAGCAGACATTGGCCACCACTGCAGGCAAGGACCCTACACTATGGAAATGGCGCGTGTTTTCGGAGCGGATCAACACAGTGGAAGTGCTGACACAGGGGGATGACAAAACCCCCATCGTCAATATCTGGTACGACAACAGCAATTTTGACAAGAGCGGGTCCAATATGACCACTCGTCAGGTCACCACTTCCCGCTACAATATCGACATCTACTGCCACGCCGAATCAATCGCGACTTCAGAGGGGCACAACTCCGGCGATGAGCTCGCCGCGAAGCTGGCGCACAATACGGCCAAGCTGCTCCGTAATATCCTGATGCACGACACCTATAAATACCTCTTGTATCAGGGGGTTGTTGAGAGCCGATGGATAGCTGATATTCGGTCGTTCCAACCGGGGTCAGGTAGCCAGCCGGTCGAGCGCGTGTCGGCGGTCCGCATCGAATTCGATGTGCGGCATATCGAAACAATACTTTTGCAGGATCCTTCGATTCTGGAAATCGTAAACGTAAAAATGTACCACGACCCCGATGGGGCCGTTATAGCCGAGTTGGAATACTCGTAGGAGGCAGGCGATGGCATTATTGAGCGACGCTTTCCCCCAAAGCCAAAAGGCGACCGGGGTAGCAATCAAAACACAGTACGAGGAGCGCGGCGCCGCCGGAACGAGATTTCGCCCGGTCCGTGTGGTCATCATGGCGCAAGGGGATGCGGCTGTTACGTATGCCCAGGACAAGCGCCAAATCACGAAGGCGTCAGAGGCGGGGGACCTGTACGGATATACCTCCCCCATCTACCTCATGGCGCGGTCACTTCTACCGGCCAACGGCGATGGCGTCGGGTCCATACCGGTTTGGGTCTATCCCCTGGCAGTGGCAACCGGGGTGCAAGCAGTTTGGGACATTACCCCATCTGGCACGCAAACCAAGTCGCAGACGTACTACCTCAAGGTAAACAACGTTCTTTCGAATCCGATCAACATGATTGCCACCGATACCGTGGCGGAGTTCATCACTAAAGCGATTTCGGCCACTAATGGAGTTTTCGGCATGCCGGGGCTCGCGTCTGACGGGACGACCACTCTAACCTTCACGGCCGGATGGGATGGCTCGACAGGGGATGACATCGTGATGACGGTTGTCTCTCCCGATGATGCCGAAATGACCTTCGGATCGGCAGTGGCCACCACACCGGGAACAGGAACGATCGATGTGGGAGCCTCCGGCGAGGGACTCAACCTCATCGGGGAAACCTGGGAGACCCATATTGTCAGCGGGCTTCTCTACACCGACAGCACCAACCTGGACAAGTTTGACGCATTCGGCGAGGGCCGATGGTTGCCCACGGTTCGGAAGCCGCTCAAGGTCTACACCGGCACCGCTGAGGCCACATTGGCCACTGTGACGGCAGTCACGGACGCGCGTAAGGACGACCGAACGAACATCATCCGTTCCAATGCGGGCTCGAATGACCTGCCGTTCATGGTCGCGGCCGACACGGTTCGGAGAATTGCCGCACTTGCAAACAGGATACCGGCTCACGACTACATCGGGCAGAAGTGCCCAGCGCTCACCCCTGGAGCTGCAGGAACAACCTGGGACCCAGACCAACGACAGGTTGCTTTCCTGGCGGGCGCCTCCTCGGTCATCATCAAGGATAAGGCTGTCACCATCGCGGACACCATCACCTGTTACCACCCGACAGGAGAGGACCCTCCCCCGTATCAGTATGATTGCGACATCGAGAAGATATCGACCATGATTCACAACTTCGATCTGGAGTTCGATTCGTCCAAATGGGTCGGGGCGCCATTGATTCCGGACGACCAGCAGAGCAGCGAGCCGACGGCCAAAAAGCCGATGCATGCCGTTGCTGCCATGGGTAGAATCTTCGATGCGGCCGCGCTGGATGTCATCATTTCGGATCCGGATTTTGCCAAGGCGAACAGCACGGCTCAGATCAACTCAACAAATCCGAAGCGGCTGGACATCAAAGCCGTTTTCAAGCTCAGCGGCAACGTGAACGTAGTTTCCATCACGCTCGCCTTCGGATTTTACTACGGCGAGGAGGTGGCGGTATGAGTATCTCAGGAGGAGTGCCCGAAAGTATTTCCTTTGACGGGCAGGAGTTTAAATATGTAGGCGATACCGCTCCGACCTTTGATGATGGAGTGGTCGTCACATGGGAGTCAAACGCAGGTGGGAAGACGGCAAGGAAGCTGTTCACCTATCAGCCGTGGACCATCACCGGCGGGGCTGTTGAGGCAAATCTCGATACTATCGAGCTCCTTAAGGCACTGAAAAATACGACCAGTGATGTCGATGTTGTCGTGGCCATGGCTGATGGGACGTTCTATCAGGGGATCGGTTCGCCGACTGATACCATCAGCTACGACCCGAGCAAGGCGACGGCGTCTTTCGACGCTGGCGGAGCCGGTGAAATGAAGAAACAGTAGGAAGGGCAAAATTTATGCTCCGCCTGGGAGACCGCCTTTCCTCCCGCTCGGGCGGAGCGCTTTTAGAAAGGCAAGACGATGGAAGACAAGGTTTCAAAAGAGGTCGCTGAGAGTGACTTCGAAAAAATGGCGCTTGCCGCCGATGTGGATACCGGCGGGATGGATGAAGAGGAGCTCGAGGAGTTTGAGGCAACCAAGAGGAAATTCGTCAGGCTCATCATGCGCGGGAAAATGGAAGTAGATGAGGCCGGTCTACCCACGCTCTTTACTGGTACGGAGCTCGTTCCAGAGCTGAAATTCAGGACACCGTACAGCGATGTTTTAATCGCTCAGGGGCGCGTGCTCAATGAAAACGAGACCGCAAAATCGAGGGCGATGATTGCGGCCTCAACCGGCGTGGCGCCGAAGCTTTTCAACAAGGGCGTGAGCGGTCGTGATTTTATCACGGCTCAGAAAATCATGAATTTTTTTCTGGTCGACTAGGATTAAGGGACCATTGTTGGTCCGGAATGGAGCGAATGTACAGCTCGGGCGCGATAAGGACGGCAGGCCACTGCATACCCGGATCGGAGTGTACACCGAGATGTATTTGACGATATGCTATCGCTATCCATCCCTTCCGCCGCATGATGGCCTGACGGCTGCTCGGATTAAGTTTTTCTACGATGGAATTCGGGATCACTTGATCAAGAATACGAGTCCCAATGCCTAAGAAAAATTTCTTTATTAGCACTGTGTTTACGGCCAAGGACAAGGTTTCCAAGGTCGTCGGCAAAATGCATAAGAATCTTGGTAAGTTCACGGCCAAGGCATCGATGTCACTCCGAAAGATGGATCGTGCAGCGTCCAGGGTGGCCAAGACATTCACCGGATTCGCCAAGAAAGCGGCTTTTGGCGCCGCAGCAGGGGTGACCGCGCTTGCCGGTGCCGTTGGGCTGTTGATGAAACAGTTTTCCAAGGTGGAGGATTACGAAGCCGCGTTCACGCCGCTTATGAAAGGCGCTGCAGGAGCCAAAAGACTTGTTGCAGCGCTGAACGAAACGGCAGCGACGACACCTTTTCAGCTTGAAAATTTGGCCGATTCTGCACAGCTGTTTTTGCCATCGGTTAACGGGAATATCGAGGAGACGATAAGATTGACCCGTATGATGGGAGACGCATCAGGAGGTAATGCCCAGAAATTCAAATCGGCGTCCTTGGCCATGGCCAAGATCATGATGACCGGAAAGACAACGGCTGAGGGGCTGACATCTTTTGTCATAGCTGGAATTCCTATTTATAAAGAGTTGGCCGAGGTGCTAAACGTTCCAGCTGAATCGATCGCCACATTGTCTAGGCAAGGGAAGTTGTCATCCGATATCATGCTTAAAGTTTTTGAAAAGATGACATCGAAGGGCGGGATATTTTTCAAGGGAATGGACATTGCATCTAGGACGCTGACCGGTAAGATATCAACGCTGAAAGATAATATCAGCCTTACCGCTGCAGAGATAGGATCTACTCTTGCACCAACACTCAAAGAGGCAACTGACTATCTAATTAAAGTTGCCGCAGAAGCTCGATCGTGGGCAGTGGCAAACAAGGAACTCATCAAGACCAAGGTCACAGAGTTTATCAAAAAGATCCCTGGATACTTCAAAGAGACCGTCTATTGGCTCAGAAAGCTAGAAAAATACGGCAAGTTTTTTATCACGTTCGTTGTGATTATAAAATCCGCGCGGGTGGCCATGGCACTGTTTAGCGCTGTCACCATGGCCGCGACCACGAACGTCGGCAAGCTCCAGAAATCGGGTAAGAAGTTCGGCAAGACCATGCCCGAAGATGTCGGCAAGGGGACCAAGGCAATTGGTAAGTTTCAGGCTTCGTTGTTTGCCCTTCAGGCGTTCATGGTCGGGTGGGAGATCGGGACGGTCATTCATGACAAGATAGTTGAACCGCTCATGAAGGCCAGGCATGAGGCCAAAATGCTGCGCCTCGAGATGGAAGACACCATGAAGCGCGACGTTGACAAGCGCGGGACCGAGCAGCTCAGAAAGGACAAGGTTGTCGCCGAGAAGGTCATCAAGGCCGACAAGTCTGCAATCGCAAAACTGAAAGCCGCATCAGCCGCGCGCGGGTTCGCTCCCACTGGCTCTATTGTCGGAGGCGGCGGAAAAATAGGCGCAAAAGAGCGGTATTTGAGCAAGGTGAGCAGCACATTAGAAGCTCGATTCCAAAAACACCAAGAGGCCAACGTGTCCAAGTTTTCGGTATCGGCGCCGGCAGCTGTCGGGCCAGGCCGAACTGACACCCTTGAGACGTTCAGCAACCAATCGAGCGAAGTCGTCGTGAAGATTCAGGACGACACCGGGCGCGCCAAGATAGTCAAGGGCAAGTCGGTCAGAAACGTGGAGCTCGTCCACAGTGGGGCGCCGCTATGAGGTTCATCGCCGATTTCCTGGGGATCAACCTTCCGGGCGGGTTCGACGGTACCCAGGTTCGAGACCCTGGCCAGGCGGTCCTCAAGAGCCCCTCGGGCGCGCGTATCCCGTTCGACTTTGAGGATGTCACGAGCTCTATTGAGACGAAGGCGGCGGTGTTCGAGAATGCGGCCGGTCCGGGAACCTACGTGCAGCCGAACAGCCACACCTCCGGACGGTTCCCCATGGTCGCAATATTCCACGGAGACGGACACGAGGACAAAGCGCAAGCATTCATAGGCGCCCTCCTCGAGGATGGCGTAAGCCAGCTCACCCACCCGGCCTACGCGGTGCCGATATCGGTTGTTCCGGTCGGCGAGATACAGAGGATAGACGCCTACAAGACATCGGCGAATGAGACGAAGCTCTCAGTGTCGTTTTTCGAGACAACCGGCCTGCTCATCGGTGGAGTTGACGCGCTTCCCCAACTCTACGATTCGTTTATTGACGCCTCGGCAGTCGATTTCAGCAACAAAACCCTCCTCGATGACGCCGCGGACCGGGAGTCATTCGCGAATAAAGTGCTCAATGTCGTCAAGAATATAGAGATGGTTATGTCTCTCGCCTCTCAAGGGCTCTCAGGGGCAACTGAGCGCATCGAGGATGCAGGCGATTCCATCGACAGGGGGATTGATTTGCTCGTAGGCAAGCCCCTTGCCCTGGCCCGTCAGACACAGATGCTCATCGGTGAGCCCCGTCGCCAGTCGGATGGAACCCGGGCGAAGCTCGACGGATACAAAAATATGGCCGATTCGATATTTGGGCGGGATGCGGTAGAGTCAAGCGCCTACACGGTTGATAAGTCCAACTACTTCCAGATGGATAAGATGGCGGTCCAGGCCATTGTTGCCAATTCCGCTATGCTCTCCTCGGAGGGCTCCGGGGAGTTCGTTACCCGGTCGGATTTCATCAAGGCTGCCGAGGACCTGCAGGCGCTCATGGATGCCTACCAGGAATGGAGTGATGACAACTACACCGAACTGGCATCCACGACCATCTCAGAGGCGGCCACCGACACGGGTGGCGGCATGTTGGAGCTTAACGAGATTGTGGCCTTTGCACTGTCGGACCTGATTACGAAATCATTCTCCGCCAAAACGGAGATGAGGGCGCCAAACGAAAACGAGCGGACACCGATAGACCTCTGTTATGAGCTCTACGGGACCGCCGAGGGCGACACCATGGACCTGTTTCTGTTCTCCAACAAAATCCAGGGGGACGAACACTTTATGATACCGAAGGGACGCGAGATTGTCTGGTACGTTTAGAGCAGATGGCGGGGAATCGTGGAACCTTATCGCCCGGAAGGCGACAGGGAATGACCTCGATGCCGACAAGATCCGACGTGCCAACCCGGGTGTTTTAGAGCCAATCATCGCGGGCACCGTTCTGCAAATCCCGGTCGACGACATCCCGTCCCCCCCCGATTTGGAGCCTGGCGACACCGAAATCACGGTCAACGGGCAGGCTATCGGGACATTCAACGGGCTCACGGTGGCCCGGTCAATTGACGCCATCGGGAAGGCTGGCTTTTCCGTACCGAACGAGCCGGTTACTCGGGCCATCTTCGTCCCCCTGTCTAATCCCGCGGTGGTGATTTCAGCGGGTCCGGTCCTGCTCACGGGGCGATGTGAGACGCCGAACCCGGTCAACCGGGCCAACGAGAAGGTTCTAAACGTAGGCTGCTACTCAACCCCTGGGATACTCGAGAGGGGCCACCCCCCGATCGCGTCCTTCCCTCATGAGTGGACGAACGCAAATTTCGTGCAAATTGCGAACGAGCTTTGCCTCTATCACGGTGTCTCGTGCGAGTTTCTCGCCGACACCGGGCCGACCTTCAAACGGGTTGACATCCAACCCGGCGGGGTTGTGTTGGACTTTCTGGCGGACCTCGTCAGGCAGCGCGGGCCGGTCATCTCATCGAGCTATTACGGGTCCCTCGTCGTGTGGGAGGGCGCCGCGGTCGGCAATCCTGTTTCCGACATCGAGAAGGGCCAGCCGGGGGTAATTGACGTCGTGCCGAATATTGATGAGTCAAAATATTACTCATCCGTGACGGGAAAAGTGCCGGCCAAAACCAAAAAACCGGGTTACAGTTTCACTGTCGAGAACCCGCATAAAAATGACCAGGTTCGTCCGTTCGAGGCGGAATTTAAGGACATCGATGAGGGTGAGCTCGAGACGGCGGTGCAGGCCATGGCGGGGCGGATGTTCTCCGCGATAGTCTCCTACGATGTGGAGCTCGCCACCTGGATAAACGGTCAGGGGCAGATTTACGAACCGAATACCACCATGAAAGTGCTGAGCCCAGAAGACTACATTGAGCGGCCGTACGAGTTTCTGATTGCTGACGTCACGCTGAACCAAGCGGCGGACGGGGCGCGGACGTCGTCGCTCCGTCTCGTTGTCCCGGGGTCATACTCGGGAGAGATACCGGAGGTGATGCCGTGGCAATGATTGGCGAAATCAAGGAAATATCAACCGTTGACGGCCAGATGATAGCCATCATTAAGGATATGAACAAAATTGACGGCTCGGGGCCGGAGGTGACCGCCACGATAATGCAGTCCGGAGGGAGCGAGTTCTATCCGCTGGTGGGAGACAAAGTTGTCTATCACCGGACCGGCCAGGAAATCGTTGTCACTGGAATCTTTGCCAAGGACACGGATACGAGCCGGGGCGAAGGGCTCCTGTTTTCCCGTAGCGCGGCCGGCACCATAGCCGCGACAGTGCACCTTAAAGCCAATGGGGCGATCGAGGTAAAACCGGGGACGGGGCAGGTTGCGGCCGTCGGCAACGGGGCTGATTTTGTGGCGATGGCGGCCAAGGTCGACGCATCGATTGAGGCGATTGCAACCGCGATTGAGGGAGCCGGCGTCCAGGCGGGTGATGGCGGGGCAGTTTTCAAGGGTAATATTGTTACGGCATTGGGTATCTCCCTCCCTCTCATTGGCTCGGTCGCATCCACAAACCTAAAGGCTGACTGATGGTGAATTATCAAACCAATACCAGCCAAGGCGGGGACGTCCTGATGTACCACGGCCCCCAGGACCGCGGGGACATCAACGAGAGCGGCGGCATCATCGAGATGACTCAGGCCTTTGAGACGATGGCATACCTCTGCTTGTTCGGGGGGAACGAGGAGGACGACGGGAGCGAGGCCACCGCTAAGCTTCAGTGGTGCGGGAACGATGGAGAGCCGGAGGAGCTCCAATATCGCGGGCGCCTCCAATCGCTTTTGGACGGTACGCCGCTCAACAGCTCATCGGTCCGAACGCTCGAGGCGGCGGCCCTAGAGGACCTTGTTCCAGAATTCGTCCCCAACTACGCCGCGTCCGTGTCCGTATCGGTATCGGTCCGGACGCCGAAACATATCAGCATCTACATTACCATTGAGCTCCACAACGCAGAGGTTGTGCCAATCACATTGGAGGCCGCAGCATGACCACCCAACGAAAGACATCCAAGGAGATTTCAGACGCCATCATTACCCAGCTCGAGACGAGCCTGAATACTACGATTCCTCTCTTACCGAAGTCGTTCTGTCGGGTGCTCGCCAAGGCCCTCGGGCTCGTGTTCGTGCTCCTCTATCAGTTCGCTGGATGGATTATGCTCCAAATGTTTGTGAAGACGGCGTCAAATGAGCCGTTCACAATCGGCGGAATCACTATCAGGCCGCTGGCCATGTGGGGATCGCTGGTCGATGTGTTTCAGGATGCAGGCCAACGGGCGGAGCTCACCATAACAATCGACGTCATCACCCAAACGGGGTCGCTCACCAGCGGCATGAGAGTGGTTAATCCTGCCACCGAAATTATTTACACGCTGGTCAATGACGTCCCCCTCGACGCGTCCACGAAGTCGGCCACCATCCGGGCGACAGAAGCCGGGGCCCTTGGCAACGTCGACGCAGGCGAGACTCTCAATTTTGTATCCCCGCCGTCGTCGGTTGAGAAAGCCGTTTCTGTGACCGCGCGGACAGTGGACGGGGTCGATCCGGAGGACACAGAGGTTTTCCGCCAGCATGTTTTGGACCGGTGGAGCGCGCGTCCCCAGGGCGGCGCCTATGCAGACTATCGCGACTGGGCTCAGGAGGTTTCCGGGGTTCTGAACGCCTATCCATATTCCGGGTGGAGCTTTATTGAGACATATCCCAGCCAGGGGGCCGGATACGTGTTCATCTACATCGAAAGCACCTCTGACACCGATGGGATACCGCCCGACCCCGGGGCGCTTCTGACCGCCGTTGAAACCTATGCAAATGCAAATGTAGCGGGGCTGGCCACTAGAAGAAATATCAACGCGTTTGTCAAAGCAAAGCCCATCACGCGGACGACTATCGATGTCGCCATCGAGGGGCTTTATCCCGTAGAGGACAAGACCGAGATTGAGGCGGCCGTCCTGGCGGGGCTCACCGAGTTTTTCTTAGACCGTGGGCCGTTCATCCTCGGGCTCCACCTGCAGCCAAGGAAAGACATCATCCACCAGATGGACGTAGGGGGTGTTGTTGGCAAGATAGTGGCCTCCCGCGGCGCCTACGTCAATACGGTCACGATGTCGATAAGCGCGGTAGAAACGCAGCTGCACGCCCTACAGGAGGGTGAGAAGGCCAAGATGGGTACGTTGACATGGACTTAAACCGATGGGTAGAAGTGTTTGACAGCTTGCTCCCGCGCTCGCGTGCGTGGAACCTGGTATTCAATCGCGTCCTGAAGAAGTTTTTCCACGGGATAGCGATTCTTCCGAAGACGCTTCGAGATCACATCGGTTCGATTCTCCTCGATATGTTTCCTACAGACACAGACTATCTCGAGGACTGGTCAAAACAGCTTGGAAGCCCTACGGAGCTCACGGCCAGTGAGCTCGAGGCGGAGTTTGCCGACACGGGCGGACAGGACCCGAGTCACATCCAGGGCGTTTTGCAGGACCATGGATTTACAAACTTGTTTGTTCATGAGTGGTGGTACACGCCAGCTGCGGATCCTCCGGTGGCCCGCAACCCGATTCCACTGACGGAGATTTATCGAGTTCTGGTCAATGACCTTTCGCACGCGGAAAAAGACTATCTGTACCAGTTTGGGGACGACATCTCTGAATTTGCCGGTGATGACACAATAGGATTCGGCGAGTACAACCGATGGTTTATGGTTGGGAAGCAATACCCCACACCGGACATCATCCAGGAATACCCGCTATACTACTACGTTTGCTCAGCTGTATGGCCAGTGCCCGCGACCATTTTGGAGTCTGAACTGGATGAGGTAAAGAGGCTGATTTACAAAACCAAACCGTGTCATCTTCGGTGTATTCTGTGCGTCAACGTAGTGCCGGATAGCACCTATGGAAACATTCAGGACACCACTTGGCACACAGACTGGATACAGGACACTATTGACGCTGTGGATATAATCCAGGATAAAATATAGAGGAGGCCCGACTTTGGCAACCGAAAACAAAAGAATATTCCACATCGTTGACACACTGGCAAACACGCCAATTACTCAGGTGTCAGTTGCCCCCACTGCTGACTCAGTCCTTGGGTATCGCCCATGGGGCGGGGTCGATGCGACCGGGCACGCTACCGCATGGCTCGCAAAGGACGAAACGGCGAGCATCTCCAGCTTGATTCTGTCCGGTGGGTCTACGACCGGCGCGGCCGGGCTTCTGAAGCACGACACGGGTGGAGTGGTCACCGGCGGATTGATTACCGTTGCCCAGTTCAACAGCTACCTGTCTGATGGCCCGCTAACCGCCGCGCTCACCGCCGAGCAGATCGGATATGGTAGCGTATCGAATCTGTTGACGGGGAAAAGTACGTTTGTTTTTGATCCGACCAATAACTATCTTGGCATCAATAACAGCTCTCCAGCGTGTGGAATTGATATAAATAGCGCAAGCCCTGATCATGTATCCGGGGACAGCCGAAACGCCAATTTTAGCAATATTGAATGCTCGAACGCGTATGTAAAAAGTAATATCCGACTCCCTAATGAGACCTATGGAACGATTCTGTTTTTGAACAGCAGCACGCCGGGAATGATGGTTTCAAGCGTCGGGAATTTCAACTACAAAATAACCGACTCGATGTACCGCACCATCAACGCGGCCGGGGCCGCCAGGACGGACATCATCTCTAACGGGTCAACATCCGGAGAGATAGATATCGCATCATTCGGCGTAACGTCGACATCGAAAGCGTATCTCCGTTCCGAGGGCACAACCGTATCGACGCTCACGCAGGCAACGGCAACGTCCACAACTGGCACCGCCCAAGTGCTTCTCCGGGCGAAGCGGACAAGTCCGTCTCTCGCTCAGTCTATTCTTGACCTTCAGCACGGACAGGCATCGTTCACGTCTACCGGGAATATGACGATGAGCACTAGCCAGAGTTTGCAGGATGGTACGATTGATATTCTGGCGACAAATGCCGGGGCGACCTATGGTTCTCACATAACGATTCATGCTGAAAAAACAGTCGGTACCTCTGTAAGTGGCCAGTCTGTGATTGATATCATCAGCGATTCACTGGGCGGCGAAGGTGGCCCAAATTCGGTAGTCAACATCATCGCTCATTCCAATGCGTCGCTTGACCAAACTCATGAAGTGAATCTAAACTGCCGCGTCAACACAACCGACTACGAAATCAGCGTCCAGGAAGCGCTTGTCAATTTCAATAATATCGCAACCGTCGATTTCAACAGTGCAAAATTAGCGGATATTAAAAACGCAGCCTGGGGGGAGCCGACGACGGCGACATATGACACGAGTACGATTACTGTCAATTTCAGCACCGGGAAAGATTTTCAGGATGTGAATCTAACAGGGGATGCAACCACACTCACTCTCACGGCACCAACCGGGGGGGCCGCGAAGGGCCTAGTCATTCGCATGTACGCATCAGCCGGAGATAGGGACGTGGGTGGAGGGGCTGGTTTCAACGGGGTCAACTGGGACGAAGGGGTTGACTTGGCAATAATTTCAAAAACTATTCCGAGTGGAAAATACGGGATCATTTCTCTAGTGTATGATGATTCAAATTGGTTTGGGTCCATGGTGGTATTTACATGACGGATATTTTAATAGGGGTTGATTCAACCGGCTCTCAAATAATGAGCGTAGATAACATCTGGGTATCCAGGTTCACGGCTGTTCATTCGGCCACCTCTGGAAGTTTTATTCTGTGGTCTAACTCGGCTGGAAATGCCAGGGTTGCGGTTTATAATCATTCTGGAATTGCGCCATCAACGCTCAATGTCGGGAATGACACCAGCCAAGTAATTTCAGCCGGTAGAAATGTATTAACCCTATCCGGTGGGACAATCGTAGAGGGTGTTGATTATTGGTTGGCCGCAGTATCGGATACAAACATACTTGGACAAGATACAAGCGAATCATGCAGATTTAAATCACAGGCGTATAGCTCGTTCACGACCTGGCCATCCCCGCTCACCGGTACAACGCTGCAGAGTGATTACACTCTCAGATATGCGGTTTACGAGATCTATCACGGTGGAGGACTGTTTTCGATTGGCGGGGTTGGTTTCTGAAATGGAAGGCAAAATGATATCTAAAGCGGAAGAAAAATTTATCGAGCGGATTGTGGAGATTGCTATCATGGCCCTTGAATTGAAGCACACGGAGAATATGAGCGAAATTCGCCTATCTCTTGCGGGCCTACCGGAGATGGTCAACAAGAAAATAACTCACTGCCAAGATGAGCAGGAGAAGCGGCGCCGGTGGAGCGTTGGGACGTTCATTTCGTTCGGCGGGGTGATGACCGGCGTGGCTGCATTAGCGCTACACGCGTTTTAGGAGGTAGGATGTTAAATCTGGTGACAAAATATGGGTCTAGGGCAGATGCTGCAACCGCTGGTTTTCCAGAGGGATCGGTTAAAAACGCTACAACGCTTGGGGCAAAAAACGGGACGCCATTAGAAAAAGACTGGCGAAACGATAAAGGGGAAAGTTTTCCACAGTCGCTACTTAGCCGGTCTGGACAGCGGGCGAATAATGCAGTTGATACGGTAACTCACTCGCAGGCAATGAACGGACTGGACATGCTCAAATCGAACGGGACCGCGCCGCCAAACGCAACCCCGGGAGACATCTGTGCTGGTATGCCTACGGTAGACTGGGCCGATCCGTCGGCATCTCCGAACTACCTCAACACAAGCCAGACGATTCGAGATTCTTGCATTGGGTGGAATCGCCTTCTCGGAGAGCACTTCATTTTTGTCGTCTACGGCACCTCGATTGCAAAGGTTACTGGATGCCTGGATTATTCTGCGGCGCCGTCCATCGGATCGCCGTTGTCTGTGACATGGGCAACGACACCGGACGACATCCTGGCCATCTGTTGCGATGGGGATTACCTCTATGTCATGTGGAGGGAGACGGCCAGCAACGTGATGATTTCAAAATTTGCTGCCGACTTATGGACCGGTGTTGAATTGTGGGTCAAGGATACGGGATATGAGACCTATACTACAACTCCATGGTCATGCCGTCTGTGCATAGCTGATAGCGGAAGTTTGGGCGTTCTGATACAGGATGACAGCACAAGTCGCATCAGGATGGGCGTCTTGGACAAGGGCGGACTCGTGTTTTCGGCATCGTTTTTCACTTTGTACAAAACAGACCTTGTCACTGCAAATATCATTTCAGATGGAACATATCTCTACACGATTGGGCGGGACGAGGTGAGCTCGTCTCCGAGTTACGATTACGCACTCTTGAGGATAAACATCGCCAACCCGGCAACCCAGCAAATCACCGCGCTCGTCTCCGCCCTGCCTTCTGCATTCGTCGAGTTCCCCACGGGTCTAAGCAGGGTAAGAGGGCTCATCCTCGTTACGACAATGCAGGGCGACCTTATCGCCTACAATCCGTCAACGGGCATCAGAGACGACATATTCGAGGCGCTCCCGTATGACCGATTTTTGGGAACATACGGCACCATGCTCGGATCGGACGGGGAGAACCTCCACATCCAGGTAATCGAAAATGAGCAGAGTGGAAACGGGTTCTATTCCGTCTTCAAGGTGCCAATAGGGGAATTCTTGTGGGAGGCGCGGCGGACGACACCTGACGCGGTCAGTTCGACGCGTACCAGGGTGACGCCGATTACCTCGGCAGTCGTCGCGAACAACGCTCCTAACGGCCGGCTCTTGTTTGACCGAGTTGATATGTGGCTAGTGACCGCAGCGGGTTACGTTTACCGGATTTGCAACCCGGGGATTGGATAGAAAGGCATTGAAGATGAGAGTAGAAACAATGGATGTTGTCTATGCTGTAGTGGCTTTTATTTGGGTGGTCGCGATTGCGTCAGCACTTTCCGGCTGCGGGTCCGTCCCTCTCGAGGTATGCGGCCAAGGCCAGGTCAGCGATAAGCGGTGCTCCGAAGATGGGACCGAGGTTCAACTGTGCTCCGGTGGGTATTGGAATCCGATATCGAAGTGCGATGAGCTCACGGGGCCGGATGGGAACCCGGTTGAGAGCTCATGCCGCGGGGCGGATAGGCAAGCAGAATGCGAGGTGATGAAGTGACAATCTGGTATTCTGGATACGTTCACGAGTGGACAGTCTGCGACGAATACGGAAATTCGTATTATTCGTGTCAATTTTTTGGCGACACAATGGAGGTGCTCAGGTGAAAAAATCCCAAGTAAAAGCCTTCGCGAAGGACTACGCCAAAGCTGCAAAGGTCCGATTCGTGTCGAAAAAAGGTATTTCGCGCTTTCTGTCGTGGCTCCTCCGGAGGGCCTCTGGCAAGTGGGCCAAGATGCTACCGGAGCTCGCCGATAACATGCGCCCTTGTATCGTCAGGTTCGGCCGGCGGGTCTACATCATTCTACCGTCAAGCCCCGGAGAAGGGTCGCTCCCTCTGGCTCAGCAAATTGAAATCATGGTTCACGAGGTCGCTCACGCGTTCAGGATTGTGGACTGGGTTGAGAAGGGCGGCTCCGTGTCGGAGTGGTACAAGGAATACTTCAAAAATCCGGCATTCCGCGCGGTTGAGGAGGGGCTCCCGTGCGCGGCAGAGGCTGAAATTCGTTACGCGCTCTATGGCAAGGTGCCGAAGCCCCCGAATCTGGATTCCTACTACCTGTTCCAGGAGAATATCGCAGACGCCCACCGCGCTTACGCGGCCAATATCGACAAGGTTCGAGAGCTCGGGCGGGGCGGCTCCACTTTCGAGGCGTCATCTATCGCCATCAAGCTCATGAAAAAGCACGATATTCTTTAAACGGTGTCGGCGTTCGTCATCCTTATAAACGCTAGCCAACTTCCACAATCCCTTTTAATATCCTCTGGTCTTCGAAAAACCAATCCCCGTCAACATCCATGCCCCATGGGTATTTTTTTGGCGTGCTTGGCAGGCTGGCCCAATTTGTGATCCTGGGGTGGGCGCAGTCAACGAGGTCGTCCGGCGGAAACAGTTTTCCATCCCGAAAATTGCGCACGGCGCTGACAAGGGGATTTTTAAATTCCTCGAGATCTGTCCAATTGATTCTACAAATCCTCCGTCTCCGCGCAAGTCTCGCCGGTGAGCCCGCATCCTTTTTGCGAAACTTGTAGGCGAGATCTCCGCCCATCTGCCAACGCGGATTGATGGGTTGCGAGAAAGCGCGCATCAATGACAGGTAGCTCGAATACCGCCGCTTCTTATCCCACAGCATCCACCGCCGCATCAGCGCCCACAGCATCATCGAAGCCTTGTCCCTGCTGCATTTGAATCCACCTTCCCCTACACACATCCGCACCATCCAGAGAGCTGTCTTGTCGTCGATGCTGCATTCCCTCGGTTTGCCCGGCCCGTTGTAACTGTAAATCGCCGTCATGTTATTTCAACCCTTTCATCTGGTGCCCTCCAAAAGGCGCCGGTCAACTGCAGTGTATTCGATGTTCAGCGGCCCGATCGCTGGATACATGACCGCCCTTTTGTCCGCCGCGTGCCCAATCCCGACATAGTGCCCGAGTTCGTGCATCGCAATCGCAAGGGCGTAGTTGTCTGCCATGCCAGGGTTACGAAACGTGAACAGTCTCACGTTCTGGTAGTAGTCGCTCCATCCCAGTTTGGATTCGTAGCGAGAACCATCATACCACTCAGGCTCACCGTAGTAGCACGCCACGGCATCAACCTCTGTCCCCATGTCCTCGCCGTCATGGTTGACAACGACGCTGCCAACGAGCTCCACAAGCGGTTCACAAACAAGTTCGTTCAGTCGGTCTATCCCGTCCATGATGGCGGCGCGCTCCCGGGGCAGGCATTCCGCATCAATGTAGAGTTCGTAGGCGTCCTCATCGGTCGGGATGCAGTAGACTGATTCCTCTGCGCAACCGAGAAGGATCGACATCAGGATCCACACTGCCCAGCCGGTGGCCATCAGGACGAGGATTGTCTTTGTCCGCTCAGTCATTTCACTTTCCTCCACCGCCGGCGCCATTCCTTCAGGCGCTGTTTTATTTTCTTCCTGGTCCGCTCTGTCCCCCGGCAACCCCCGGAGGCGTAATAGACGGAGCCGCGTTCAAGTGACCCGCATTTCTTGCGTCCTGCATCGAGTAGCATCGCCCCACAAAAAATATTCCACTTGCGAGTAAACACATTGTATCCCTTGGCCTCACACTGTTTTCTGGCCTTCCCGTGTACCTGAAAATAGCCAATCTCATTTAGCACAACACCCCATTTATTGGGAATCTTACCAACGGCATTATGTTTCAATGAACTCTCACGATATGCCCAGTAGACCAGCAACGACGGCTCGAGGTTGTACCGTTTTCCCGCCGTCTCGAAATATCCTGCCACCTCGGCAAGCAGCTCCGGATCCTTGTTGAGCTCGTGGCGCGGCGTCATGATGATGAGCGATAGGATGAAGGCTTTAAGCATCACCATGCCCCATTTTTATATAACATTATTGCAGCGCTTAAAATTAAAGCTACACTAAATACAAATAGCGGAAATAAAGGATACCAAACGAGTTTGTATAAAGATAAAATAAGGCATATAAAACCAAAGCACATCACGAAAATCAACAATGTAGCTGTAACTGTAACCATCACTCCACCTCCGTAATCGTTTTGAATCCCTCAGTTATCGTTTCAACTGCGTTGCATTCGATGACTATATCTTTAAAAGAATGCGAAACACAGAACCTACAATTGGCACAAGATGTCGATCCGATCATTCGGTTGATAAAAGCCGGGCATTGGTCCATGCAAAAGGCCCCGTGTTTTTTGTATCTGATTTTCATCACTCCACCTCCTTAAGCGTGTCGCGCCAGTTGAGGACATAGGCTCTTTCGGCTCCGTTGTCCGGTGGATCACCTTTGTGTTTATTGATATACCGTGCTGAAAAATCCCATGTTCCGTCATGATATTTTCTGACTGGACGATCTCTATATTGGTAAACATGCCCAGTGTGATCCACTGCTGCCCATCTGCAACCAGGCCTAACATTGACCACTATCGTGATTTCAACCGTCTCTGTATTGGAATCATCGTATTTTGCGATGTGTTTTTTCATCTCTCTAGTTTCTCCATCCAATCCTCTGGAACATAAAAGTGCACCTCAAAACACTTCGCGTAAGCCGCGGCGTTTTCCTTCGATGTTCTCATCCCGCAATCGCAGATCCAGAAATCGCCGCTCGGTTTGAAATCGTGTTTTTTGCAGGTCACTTCTCACCTTCCTTCCAGTCCTCTGGAATCCCGTGGCTCTCCCTGAATCCGGCGAGCATCGTCTTGACCGTTGATGGGTCGCCGCAATTGCACTCTCTTCCGTTTTTCAACGGCCGGTTACACTTTGCGCACAGTTGCCATCCGCCGTATTTTGGATTCCGCTCAGGGAGCTCTGGCATGCACTGGCCGGGGTTGAATTGTCGATATTCCACTGGTGATAGAATTGCCTCGGCCGTCGCATAGGAAATACGTCCGGCCTCAAGAGCGGCCCTAATCGCCGGATAGCGGCCCTCCTTGTCATGCCCTAGGCTCACTTGCCAGTTTGCTGGCTCACGGCGGTCACGGGCCTCCCTGACGAGCCTGGCGTAGGTTTCCTTGAAGGTCATGCGGGCGGCGACCTTGTCATCATCTCCTATTGTTGAAATAGAAGCCGATGACATCTCATCAGTCCAGACCACCGTCTCAGCCTCACCCTTCGGCAGCATGCCCCACGCCTCCTCTGCACCGGGGCGCCCGTCGTCGATCCGCTGGATGATGTCCGATGGCGCCAAGTGGCCCTTGACCTCTTGGAGGCACCGGTCCAGGGCCAGGGATACCCCCTCCTCTGGATACTGATCCAGTAGGCCAATGGTGATTTTCGCCGCGGCCTCGGAGATCTCCCGGCCACCGATCGCCTCGTATGTGACCGCCAGTTTTTTTATCAAGTCACTATTCATCGGTCTTCTCCTTCGTTCTCAGCAATGATTTTTGTCCAAACGTCACCGGTGCCCTGGATTCTGTCCCTCTCCCGAGCTTGAGACTGGGTCATCCGGTTGCCGGTCTTCCACTCGGTGTGCATCTTCTGGGCGTCGCGCTTCAGGAGCTCCAGAGGGTGCCCTCCGCCGGCGTAGGGTTGCGCGTTGGTTGACAGGTAGTAGTGAGCCACCGCCGGCGCGTCATCGGCCCCCAGTGCTTCCACAAGCTGAACACAGAGTGAGTTTGTCTTGGCGTTCCTTGGCGGGGCGGTCCCGTAACGGGCCCTATAGGCTCCAGAGTAGGCATCCCAGGTGGGGGTGCCCTTGGCGTATCGGGCCTTGGTGATCGCCTTTTTCCGATTGCTCCCCCCTGTGGTACCAGGAGTAAGAGAAAGAAGCTTCGAGGGGGAAGATCCTAAATCCCCAGATCCAGGATTCTCCCGATGGGCGACAGGGGCGCTTGCGTCCACTGTCAAGTATGACTCTCCCTCTGTCTCTGTCTCTGGGGTAGCAAGTTGCTTGCATGGTGCTAGCACGTCGCTTGCATCATACTCAACCCAGTGATTTAATTGCCTTAACTGCTCTGCTAGCAACTTGCTAGCAATGTGCGTGGTAAGTGCCAGCCTATTGAGATCGGGCAGCGTGCCATCGGTCGAGAACTCGGACGCGGCCAGCCACAACTTGACCAAGGTTTTCACGAGCTCACCGGGAAGCTCTTCGAAGTTTGGGTCATTCAGCAGGTCCCTATAGATGCGTATCCACGGAGGGCGCCGATTCTTATAGTGCTGGAATTTTTCCCAGTTCTTTATTCGATGGGCCACGTGAGCTTCTCCTCCCAACCAACCATCACAGAACACACATCGAGTGTGAACACCGGTCCCGGAGAATGGGGTAGGATCCCGATATGCGTTCTGTGATAGCTGTTTGGTTTACCAATGTTCACTCCTAAACCCTAGCCCCTTTCGGCGGGGATGTCAAACCGACAGCACGAGACACCGCGGTGGAGAACGGTTAATGCGATGCCCCGCGCTATCGGTTTGACATTTGGACTATGTCCAATCCCTGTCTTTGACAATATTCCAGGCGCCAGTGATACACTCATCGATGTCGATGCTGTTCAGTGTACAAAAACCCATGAGGTGTATTGCGATGTCTCCAACTGCATCCCTGATGTTGTCATCGTGATTTTCGTCGCCACGGATGCCCTGATGCTTTTTTAAAAATGCATGGGCGAGCTCGCCGACTTCCTCTTGTAGGCCGACCAGGCATTCCCACTTCTCAGCGTTTGGGAAGTTTTTCTTTTGCCAAACTCCATGCTCTTTTTGTAATTTAGATAGCATCGAATAACCCGACCTGTTCCGTTTTATCTTTGAGATAAATACCGGGCTTGCATTCTTTCATGTTTGCGATAGCTTGTCGGTAATAGCTGTTTTTCAATTCGATACCGATGCCTCTACGATTGAGCGCAATTGCCGAATACACCTCCGAGCCGACTCCCATAAAAGGAGTCAAAACCGTCTCCCCTTCGTTGGACCGCAGGGATATAGCCCGGTCAATAACGTCCAGCTGAAGAGGGTGGACGTGTTTCTCATCTTCCGGATCCTTGCAATCCTGATACGGCAATACGCGGCCCATATCCACATCATCCCATACGGATGAGGCGTATCGTCTCCATATCCAATGTGAAAATTTATTCAACTTTTGGTCTCCGTCAAACCCTTTGTATTTATGTAATTCGGATGGAATTGGACACTCGCCAGAGTAGTGGTCAAGCCCAGTAGGATGAGCAACCGGAATCTGATTTTTGCCGTTTTTGCGAAAAATCAAAAGATAGTCTGCCGATGCCACTCCTCCTAATACGGCGTCATCTATAATCGTCTTGTGCGATAAATTTTTTGTCATTGTGCGATTGCGAACCCATAGCGGCTCTTTCCATATGGTGTGACGAGCTATGTATTTGAATCCGCATTTTTCGTGCAGGCGTATCAGGTCGCCAGGGAAGTCTACAAGATGGTCGCATCCAGAATTGCCAGAAGGCACGTCTGTGCAATGCACTGCTGTTATTCGTCCGCTCATGGTCACTCTGGCCAATTCCTCGACCACAAATCCGTAGTGCTCAAAAAACTGGTCGTAGTCTCTGCAATTCGAAATGTCTCGCTCATCGCTTGAGTAGTGATACAGTCCGCCAAAAGGAGGAGAGTAAATCGACATATGGATTTTATTATCTCCAATGTCGCTCAATACGTCGATGCAATCCCCATTGTACAGGGCGTAGTTATTTTCTATTAATTGGTCTTTTACAGCCATGATGGCGCCTCCATTATATTGGTATGGTCGTTGATTTTTCTGAAGTCAGTAGAGCGAGACATCTCTGATACCAGATTTGAAAACATCTTCTGAGCAGCTGTTTTTTTACGCTGCATATTTTGCATAACACGCTCGTCACCCTTGGTCATTACGACATCAACTTTCACAGGTCGTTTTTGACCAAATCTCCAGCACCTACGTATTGATTGATAATACTGCTCATACGAGTGAGACGGAAAAAATGTCACATGGTTGCAATGTTGAAGATTGAGACCCCATGCCCCAATTTTCGGCTTTGAAACTAAAACCCTCGCCTCGCCCTTCGCGAAGGCAGTCAATTTGCGCTCTTTGGCTTCATCGCTATCGCGTCCAGAAACCTGTATACATCCAGGGATTAGCTTCTCGAGAAGATTCCCCTCATCATTGAGATGACACCAAACCATCGCATAATCATTGTGGTCAACAAGCTCAGCGACGGCCTCACATCTCTCGCCGATAGTCCGCTTGCGCTCTATTCGTTGCTCATGGAGGTTCGTGGCAGGGATGTCAAATAACATGTCGTCGCGCGGAGCCCTAGCGTCTATCATTATTCTGTTTTCGGTTAGTTCTGGAAGAATAAATCCATCGTCGTCAAACCCTAGGTCAGACGGATACCTGCATGCCATGGCCCATGAGGTCACCCATCGCCAAAATGGAGACTCCGAATGACCCTTGAATCTCCACTTTGGCGCCTCACCATAAAATCGTTTTGTACCCGAATTGTTCAAATCGTTTTTAAAGTATCGGTTAAGCATATCCATGAGCCCGATATTTCCGAGAGCTTCGCTTGAGGTGCCTAGTTCGGTGTAGTCGTTTGGGGCCGCAGTTGCCGTTGCGAGTAGCCTATAGCGGACCTTTTTCAAAAACTCCGTAATCTGATTTTTGTACGCGCCGTTGAATGATTTCAGTATCGATGATTCGTCGCATATGACACCGGAAAAATCGTCAGGTGAAAAATGATGCAATCGCTCGTAATTGGTAATCTGTATTGGCGCATTTATGATACCATCCCTAGCTCTAATGCATTCAATACCGAATTTTTCGCCCTCTGTAGTGGTCTGGTGAGACACTGCCAGAGGTGCCAGTATCAGAACCGGCTTATTTGTGGCGTAGGAAATATTCTGAGCCCACGTGAGTTCCATTATCGTCTTACCAAGACCGCAGTCGGCAAAGATGGCAGAGCGTCCCTTGTTAAGTGACCAGCGAACAATATGCTCTTGAAAGTCGAACAAACCATCCGGCGAGAATTTAAACGGAATTTCGTCACCAGCGCCGCAATGGTTTTTAGACTCAACAAATTTGCGATATTCAGTAATCATTTATCATCCTCAATCGCCTCGAAAATCAGACCGTCGGCGAGTGCTTCTGCCACAATCCTAAATGGGAAAGTCATATATGTATTTTCTTGTATAATGAAGTCGCCGAAACAAATTGGCACACCCTCGCGAACCAATTTAAACAGCTGCCGCGCGTCCGTGATTTGCTTTCCTCGTTTCATGATTTTCACCTATGCATCGATGCCTCATGGCATCCCTGATCGTATACCTTTTGAAGTTCTGCTGCTTCTCGTTTCGCTGAGTCAATATCGCCATCCCATATTTTATTGTTAAAATCGCAGTTGACCACAAGGCTCCCTTGTCGCACTTCTACAGTTTTAACCGTTGTCTTCTCAGAAAAATACCTGCGTTCTTCTTCATATCTCACACGAACCATTCGCGTGAATCGCTGCTCATGAGTTGGTTTTGTAATTCTGTACGACACAAGTATAATTTCATCACCAATTTCGTAAGGAAACGATTCCAGCATAATCTCGCTTTTACGTTTCATTTCCTCTTCGCGCTTCAATCTTATGGACTCTAGTCGTGCAATCTCTTCTGGACGATTTGGGCACTTTTTGAGATGGTTATTGTAACCATTTTCGGTTTTCCATTTTGGACGCGGAAACCTTGGATCGCCGCATTTGTGTGGGCAATAGAAAAACTTTCTCATGCCTCCCCCTTCGCAAGCGCAACCGAACGCGCGTCGGCCTGCTCTTCGGTGTAGCCGAGGGCCGCGAGAGTGTCAGCTCTAGTCTTGTTGTACAGGTCAGAAATCATCTTGACTGCATCGCGTTTGTACGGCTCGCGGAGTGCGTGGATGAAAAATAGAAGTTGGGGCACGATGTAAAATATCTCATCCTCGGAGTGTCCGAGCTCGCGCAGAATTACCTTGGTGTTGTTTATGTGGTCGTCCACTGTTTTAGTTCCGTTCAGTTTTGGTGAAAAACGAGGACCGGAATGCCAGCCAGCCATTACTCAACCTCCAAGTCGCCATCGGTGACAGCTGCGAAAAATGCTTGAGCTCCGGCGCGCTCGGTCTCGGCCGCGATAAGCGCGCGGTTTGTCGTGTCGAGCGCCTCGATTCCGTCCATAAACAGCGGTCGAATATCGCCGTCTTTGAACCGGTGGCACGCTATCCTGATGGCCGCTGTGATTTGCTGTGCGGTGTTTAGATCTTTCCATTTTACGTTGTTGATTTTGGTACCGTCGGAGATGTCTAGCCCGGGGACGGGAAGGTCTTTGACCATGGTCGTCTTGTAGGCGTCAAGGGCATCGAGAGCGGCTGTCAGGTGGCGAGATTTCGCCTTGAGCTCGATTGCGTCAGACTCTGACCTGTTGGCCTGCTCGTGTAGCGCCTCGATGCGGACGGCGTCATTGGCTTGCTCGTGAATGGTCGCTATTTCCGAGACGAGCGCCTCTATGTCGGAATCCATTTTTCGGATTTCGTTTCGGTTGATGTACAGGTTTCCTTCAATTTCAGCGGTGTCTATTCCGACTTGTTCGCGGTGGTATTTGAGTTTACCCTGTTCAAAGGCCAGGTAGTCTTCAAGCTGTTCAGCCATCTCTGCTTGCAATTTCTTTTTGAGCTGAACAGCCCCGAGCTCCACAGCATCCACGGCGGCATTAAACTTCTGGGTTATCTCCGCCTTCGCCTCCCTGGCGCGAAGGTCGGCGGCATAGAGCCGGTCAGTCTGCACCTTGCGGAGCTCGGCAAGCTCCTCGTCCTTCCCATCCGACCGCTCAACCGTCGGGAGCTCGGCGGGGATGGTCAGGCGGATTTCTTTCATGTTCGCCGTTTTGGATTTCTCTGTGACGTTCACTGCGGTCCGGTGCTCGAAAACAGTTTTCCGGATAAGGGCGATCTCCTTGAGAGGATGCACGCCTGTGGGAATTGCGTCAAAATCTGAGGGGTTCAGCGACATCATTTCCCACAGGCGCGCGGGGTTGAATTCGAGGTCGAGTGCCTCGAGGATGAGATCTATCCGCTCTTTTTCCGAGCAGGTGAGGATTCTTACCGGGTTGCTTGCCACCTTGTTCAGGATGCCCTCAAGGTATCGCTGAGGAGGTTTAATCGGCTTGAACTCCTGCGTGTTCCCTACCTGTTCAGATATTTTCAAACGGTTGTCTGCCCGGTCGATGACGATTTGCCGGCCGTCGTCGTCGAGCACAATGACGGCCTCCGCCGGCTCGTCATCTGGGGCGTCGTTATTTTTGAGCTTGGCCAGGTTTCCGCCCTCGAGAGCGGCGTGGATTCCTTTCAGGATTGAGCTCTTACCGACACCGTTTCCGCCGCTGATGCGCGTCACGGGACCGGTTACATCAAGTTCGAATCGCTCGAGGCCAAGGATATTTTTGAGCGTTATTTTTGAGATTTTCATTTTGCTTGCACTTTCTCCGATGTGGTGCTGTATTTTTCAATGGCATCGTTGACATCGTGGGCCAAAGATGCCGCAAAGCCATCTGCTTCTTTTTGTGTTTCGAATTTAAGATTTACCCACATGTTGCGAACGGTAAGCATCAATCTTGGTTCTCTAATATCGCTCCTGATGTCTGTCACGTTTGAAAGTTTAATATAATTTCCCTGTAAATTGGTCAGTTTTTCACTGCTCATATAGCTCAGATTTGGAGTGCTATCAGTGCTCATATCATTTCCCTTCTTTGCTGAGTTGCCACCGGGAGCATTGCACAACTCATGCCAGGCCTGAATTGTGCGTCTATATTTAATGATTACAATGGTATAATACATGTGGCTGATATAAAGAAACGCTTGCACTGCAATTCCTGTTTCAATTCTGAAATATACATGTTAGAATGTGGAAGTGTTGCATGTATGCGTGATTGTTGTGGAATGCGGTGATATTCCTGTTTTGTGGTTTCAGATGTGAAAAACCGGTTGTTTCCGCTGTGGAAATCACTTGGTTTTCTTCCTGGCACGGGGCTTGCACTGGGTTAGGGCTGACCGGCGACAGGTGCTGCGTTGCAGTGGGTAGAGTCGCTGACAACCGGAAAGACGGCGAGCGGGTGGAAGGCCCGCATTTTATGACAATGGCAATAACGCCAAGAAAGAGAGATGGGTTCATCTTGACACCAGAAGAAAGAAAACCTGTTGATTTGCATCCATTCCAAGAGGCGCTTTCTTCTGCTGACACGGTCGACATACAGTGTAACGGAATTAGAGTTGGAGAGATGCATGTTGAGCAGATTATCAGTCAGAGTTCAAAGATGTTTCCGGTGGAATATACCAGGATAACGCTTTTGGTTATTAAGGAGGTAATATGACACCAGAAGGAAGAAAACACTGGCTAGACCAGCGCCGCAAAATGATTACCGCGTCAGACGTGGCGGCAATCCTCGGATTTGACCCTCCCCGGTCCGCTTGGTCTGTTTACGTCCAAAAAAAGACCGGCGAGGAGCTCGAGGACACCGACGAGATGATGATGGGGCGGATGTTTGAGGAGCCCATAGCTCAGTTGTACGCTATCAAAACGGGGCGTCCGGTCGCGAACATGGGCGCCACTGAAATCCAGGTTCATCCTTCCATCCCGTGGATCGGGGCGACGCTGGACCGGGTGACATGGGATGTGGGCGATGACCCATTGAAGGTCGAAGGTTGCCCCCTCGAAATCAAGCACGGCGGCAACTACCAGCTGTCCAACTGGGCCGATGGGCCTCCCCTGAAGGTTCAGATACAGCTTCAGATGCAGATGATATGCACTGGCTCACCGTGGGGGGCGTACTGTGCGGTCATTGGCGGGCAGGCTCCTCGGTTCGATGATTTGGAGTTGAACGATAATTTTTTCGAGTCCATTTTCCCGAAGCTCGAGGAATTCAAACGGCGGATGGATGAGAGTGAGCCGCCGCCGGTTGAGTCTCCTCGGGACCTTGCATCGGTTAAAAAGCTGTATCCGCTTGATAGTGGAGAGACGGTTTATATCCATGGAATGAAGATGATATCGGATGCGTGGGAGGCTGCAAAAATTGAAATTGGTGACTTCCAGGATGACCGCGATGAATACGCAGGCAGGCTCCGGGCGGCCATGGGAGAGGCCACATTCGGCCACCTGGGGGATGGGACAATGTTGACGCTGCGAAAGACCAAGACGAAAAAAGGGGCGACCTATCGGACGCTCAGGAGGATTAGGATATGAAACAGCAATGGTTTTGTAATGGATGTAAATCAATGTGGCATGACAGTAAGCGATATCAGCGGTGCTCGGAAAACTCGACGGCCAAATTTTATTTTTTGTGCCCCAAGGTTGTCACTGAGAGGGTTATTGTTGCGGCAAATTTGGCACTTCCAAAAATTGAGAGGCGATCGAGATGACAAACGAAATACAGAAACACACAGGAGGCGCGGTCACGGCGACAAACGGCGCATTCTCTCAATCGATGGAGATGACCGGTTCGACCGTCGGGGAGGTCATGGCGGCACGCGAGAAGGCGATGATTGAAAGCCGTCTAACCATCGCGATGCACAACCGAAGGGATTGGGATGACATCCGCGTTAGCCTCATGAAAGCGGTTGAGCGTCCTGGGTTTGCTGATGCAGACATGCGCAAACAGGCTGGTTCGGCATGGTATAAACTACCGTTCGGCGACAATGCAGAAGGGTTTTCAATTCGCTTCGCTGAGGAGGCCCTCCGGACGATGGGGAACCTTGATGCCCAATCAACGATTATTTGGGACGATGACGACAAGCGCATTATCCAGGTTGTCGTGTTCGATCTCGAGGCCAATATCTCGATACCAACACAGATAATCGTCGACAAGACGGTTGAGAAAAAGAAGCTCAAAACAAACAGACAGGGCCACATTGTAGAGGTTGCCCTCCGGACGAGAATCAACTCCAGCGGGGAGACCAACTACATTGTTAAGGCCGACGAATCAACGTTGCTCAGAAAACAAAACGCGGCCATCTCGAAGGCGCTCAGAAACGGAATAATGCGACTTGTTCCAGGTGATATTCAGGCAACGTGCCGTGAGCGGATAATGCAGATACGCCACGGCGACACGGCAACCGATCCGGACGGGGCGCGAAAGAAATTGATAGACGCGTTTTCAAGGCTGAACGTGTCACCATCAGACCTTTCTGATTATGCTGGATTTGACCTAGGGAAGCTCTCGCCGGCGCAGATAGACCACCTACGTGAGCTCTACGACGCCATCAGGGCGGGGCGCACCACATGGCAAAAGGTGATGGTAGAGGTTCGAGAGGAGCGCGGAGAATTGGAGCCGATGCCGACCACCCTCGAAGATGTCGCAAAAGAGGTGCAGGCCAAGACCGAGGAGGCTAAGACCGTGGAGCCGAAAAACGGTGTCGACCCGCAACCGGCGATCGATTTATCGCGAAAATTATGGACGGATGACCACATGGTGAAGCTGTCCGAGTTGTGTCGAAAGCAGAAATTTAGCGTCACCAGCATGACGCGTGAGCAAAACAATTGGCTCATGAATGAGCTTGGCTTGCGGGTCGATGCCATCGAAGCCGAAAAGGATGAGGAGATGAAAAAATGAGTTTACCGTACGAGGAAATTTGTATTGCGGCCCTAGGTGCAGGCCAGGCCGCAGTGAAACAGCTCGACCATGCGCTGATGGAAGCTGCAAAAAACATCGCCGACCCGAACAGCGACGTGACGAAAACGAGAACCGTCACGCTCAAGGTTGTTTTGAAACCGGCGCTCGATAGGCAGTCGGCCGAAATAACGTTTTCGGTTGACAAGAAATTTGCAGGGGACACGCCTGGGATCAGTCATGTGCAAATTTCACAGGACGGCCGGGGTCATGTCCCGATGGCCGATCAAATACCGTTGACCGGCACGAATCTACGGGCTGAGAATGGAGGAGACGAATGATAAGAGCAGCACTTAAGTATCTGGTTGAACTAGGGCGTGAAAATGGAAACATTCCGATCGAGGTCGATGGGCGGTTATATTGGTCACGGACCGGAAAGCCGATAAAGCCGCCGTTGACAGACGCCGTCACGACCACCGGTTCTATTGACGCGTTCTTGTCGGTTCTGGATTCTCCAGAACTACAAGATCTCAATATTGGGGTAGTTGAGATTGTGGTCGAAGGCACTGACCGTGTCTCTATGGTAGTTCGGCCTAGTCTACTTTGGAGAGAGAGGCACACAATCATCGAGGCAAGGTGGGGCTGTGAGGAATTTCCATTTAACCAGTATCTTCCGGTTGAGGATTTCGTCATCAAAGCACAGTGCCGATTCCAGGATACCGAGGAAAAGCGCACACTCATCGAACACGTCTCTGGCATCATCGCAGAGGAATCGATTGAGACACAGGACGACGGAGTCACGCAGGCGGTAATACGGAAAGATTCCATGAACCGAAAAAACAGGGAATATATTACACCAATCATCAACCTGCGCCCGTATCGGACATTCCCTGAAGTTGTTCAGACCGAGAGTCCGTTTTTGCTTCGGATGTCGAAGTCAAATGACGCTCCGACGGTCGCACTTTTCGAGGCAGACGGCGGGATGTGGATTGCTGACGCGTGCTCCAATATCGCTGAGTACATCCGTAATGATAAGCGAGTGAAGCGTCACGAGATTGCGGTAATCGGGTGACAGCTGAGGCAAATTGCAAGGCGGTTGTAGACCTGCTCGAGCATCACCAAGGCGCTGGCGATGGGCTATCCTGGACTATGGAGTTTATCGCAGAACAGCTAGGACTTGAGCTCGTGGCGGCATACCAGGCGCTGATGCTTTTGGTTGGTGTTGGGGTTTTGAGGATGGTTAAGAACCAATATTTTTTGAACGAAAAAAAGGAGAGACACAATGGATGATTACGAAGTCGATGAAGTCGGAAATGGCATTATTCTCAGTGACGCATGTAAGGAAATCGAGCAGCTCAAGGCCGAAAATGAGCAGCTGAGAAATATCGCAGATGGAAACGCGCGGGTTGTTGATAAACTCAAAAACATCATCGTTAGTATGGAGGAAAATTCGTATGATCGCCAGGTTGCCGATGCGCAGGCGCGGGCGGCTCAGGAGCAAAATAGTGAAGCAGAAACGAAATAACGAAGAGCACAAAATCCAGTGCGCAATCATCGACTGGGCCAGGCTGGCGGAGCGGTCATATCCAGGCCTTGAGCTCCTGCACGCGATACCGAATGGCGGGGCAAGGGATGTGGTCACCGGCGCCATGCTGAAGCGCGAAGGCGTTCTTCGGGGTGTTCCTGATTTGTTTCTTCCGGTGCCTTACAGCTCCGGATACAGCGGTCTCTACATCGAGGTCAAAACGCCACGGGGCAAGCTCACGAATGAGCAGACGGCGTTCATGGGTAAGGCCAGGGCTCAGGGGTACGCAACGCGCGTCGTACGGTCGGCGCAGGATGGGATTGACTGCATAGCTGAGTATCTTTGCTGTGAGTTTGTTCAGAAGTAGGGAGGCGAGACGATGGAGTATTTTACTATGATTCTTGGGGCATCAGCAATTGCGTGGCTTGTCGCGAATACGGCTAAGACGATAGTTTCGATGTTCTATCTACACAAGGCGTCAAAAATTAAGATTTGGCAGCTTGAGATCGAGCTGGGCAGGATGAAGGATGGATGGGAAGGGTAGAATCCGTGCTACCATAAAAACAGGAGGTAGCAATGATTGAACTGGACATGGACACAAAACCGATAGAGCAGCTCGAGAACGACCTGGACAAGTTCGGCGCCAAGGCCCTCCCATGGGGAGTCAAAAACGGGCTCGACACCATGGCGTTCAAAACGTCGGATTTGGCAAGGCGAAACGTGAACCGGAAATTCGAGATTCGAAATAAGTTCACCGAGCGGTCAATCCAGTTTCAGAAAACCACAACGCTGAATATCGATAAAATGGTCTCTGAGGCGGGCTCAGTCCAGGACTACATGAGAGAGCAAGAGGAGGGCTTTACTAGGCGCAGCACGGGTAGTGAGGGCGTTCCCGTCCCAACGCCTTATGCAGCCGGGCAGGGCCAGGCGGGCAAACGCACCGACCCGGTGAAACGAAAATATCGGGTGAATCGTTTAAAAGTGCTGAAGCGAACGGCACAGTACGGTGATTCAAAACAGTCGCTTGTCCGTCGAGTGCAGAAGGCTATCAAAAGCAGGAAACGAATTATTTTCATTGATAGAAGGGACAGGCACGCAATGGGATTTGCGCTCGGATTCTATGAGGTAGTTGGAGGCGAAAAGACCAAGCGAGGTTGGCCGAGGGGGGCATGGCTCAAGATGGTCTACAACTTGGCTCACCCCGTTTTGACGACGAAGGCCACGCCGTGGCTCGAGCCTTCGGCGAAGCTTGTGCTTTCCAAGCATGATGAAATCTATGCTGATGCGATTGAGAAGCAGATTGAGAAACAGCGTTTGTTTCGGGATCGGGGATGATGTCATGGTTACCTGGTTAGAGATGATAATTTGTGAAATGGAATATAATGGCGATTCCCTTGATGACAAGGTTTCTTGCACGCTTAGCATCGTCGAACTAGGGGTTCCGTTTGACAGTGGCTATGGTGCCATCGAGGGCGAACCATTCACTCTTTGGACAAAAAAGAGAGTCTATTTCCCGGTTTCATATGATGGCGCAGAATGTGTCGGTTCAGTGTCAAGGGATCCAGATGGCAGGGCCACAAGTCATATATAGAAAGGCAAGACGATGGAAAAGCGCTTCGCCCTCGGGCAGCACGTCAGAGCCCTTGGTGATTGGCCAATACGCCGCATTTATAGCAACGGATATGTGAAGATCGCTGATATAGAGCATGGTGAGCTGGCTATCGTAACTGGGCACGATGGAGACAAGACGATTTTCAACATCGTGAGGTATCAGATTATTGTCACGCTCGAAGAGTACTTATGGGAGGCAACCGATGAAACCGGAAACGATTGAGAAGCTCGAGAGAGTGGTTGAGGACATTCGGTCGATGGGGCTTGACGTGTATTCCTATAGATTCACTGGAAAGCTTATCCATGAGGAGCAGGCCTCGATCAATGTGCGCTGCAAATGTGGCGACATGCGACAGACGCTTACCGAGGCCGACATCGATGCCGGCCGATGGGGGCTGCTAAAGCTGGTCGGTATTCCGTTCAAGGAGGTTGAGGTTATGAAAGGGGCTGCCATGGGTGCGACTGGGGAGTCCGTCCGCTCCGTATCCTCACCAGAGGAGGCAATGAAGCTGTTTGGGTGGCATATGAAAAAGGAGTTTTTTGAGGGTCACAGGATGACTGTGTGCCCCATCGACAGTTGCGACGATGAAAATATCCAGCTAGAGTCAGAGGGCGATGCGGGCGGGGGTGAGGGCGGAAATCCCTCGGTTGAGATGGAAGCGCTCGTGATGGAGAACAAGGACATCAAGGCCAGGCTTGAGCTCCTCGAGGCCGAAGAGTTAGTAGCTGAACAAGTAGATGAGCACCTTGTCGGTTTAGTGGAAGAGTTGGCTGAGCGTATTCTGGCGCTTGAGCAGAAGTGCGAGGGGTTCGAGAAGGACAGGCGCAGCTACCCATTTTTTAGTAAGCCATGAGGAAACGACTACGGAAGAAGCTGCTCAGGAGCGGCAGGGGCACGCCTCAGATGCTCTACATGGAGATAAAAAGAAGGGTGCGCTATAGAATGCGACTATGGGCTGCGGGTCCTGTGACGG